CAGTCTCAGGAAATCAATGAGAGTTATCCTGGTCGTGTTTTCTATGTGTCAACTGACCATGAAGGTAACTTCCGTGTTGGTAGATACTTCCGTGTTAACCAGGCAACTGGATCAGCAACATTGAACGCTAACGCATTTGATCTTTCTGGTTTGACTAACTTACAATTGGGTTCTATTGGTGCTCAGTTGGGTGCTGCTATCAATGAGTTCTCAACTGATGGAACACTTTCTCAGAATAGTAATGAGAAGTGTCCTACACAGGCTGCTGTAAAAACTTATGTTGATACAAATATAACTAGTTTGACCAATGATACTAACGTTGGACTAACATCTGTTCAAACAGATGCTTTATCTCAAGCATTCTTCCTTGGGTTGAGTGCTTAATAATTAAGACCTATAAATACTACAAGAAGAGGAACACTTTTAAAAAATGGCATCTGGACTATTAGGACAAGCTGCATTGGTTGGAGCCACAACCACCACAGTATATACTGTTCCTGCATCTACCCTTGGTGTGTTGAACATTAACATTGTTAATCGTGATACGGTTAATACTGCTAGTGTAAGAGTAGCATTAACAACCGCTACTTCAACAGATGATCCAAGAGATGTGGAATATATCGAGTATGGAGCTGAGATTCCTGCTAAGGGAGTTTTGGAAAGAACTGGCATAGCACTTGACGCAACAAAGAATGTTGTTGTGTATGACGCACAAGGCACTTGTAGCGTGAGTGTATATGGTTTAGAACAATCAGCATAAGGAGAGTTATTAAAAGATGGCTAGATTTTTAGGAACTGCTGCTGGTAGATCTGCTGGAGGCGGAGGCGGTGGAGGTTTATTCACCAAATCAAAAATATTTACATCTGCAGGTTCTACAACCTATGATGTTCCAGGTAGTGCTAAAACTGTAAAAGTTTTTGTTGTAGGTGCTGGATCTTGCTATAGACCAGGTGTTTACTGCTTTAATAGTGAGAATTGTTGTTCTGGTGTTAATAATCCTAGAAGATGGTATAGAGCATGTTTCTGTGGTCATTTAACTGGTGCTGGTGGTGGATATGCTGAAAAGACATGGACAGCAAAGGATGATCAGATTGGTGGTAAACAGTTAACTGTTGTTGTTGGATCACAAGGTGGTCAATCATCAAGTAGTGTAGATGCTACAGGATTAACTGCTGTAACTGCTGCAAATGCTACAGATGCTTCATATAGTTGGGCATGTACTAATAATAGCACTGCAAGAGATAGTTCAAATGATAACCCAATAGAAGGTGGATTCCAATTACCTGTTTGTGGATATCAAAATAGTTTTAGTGGATATACTAATGCTGGTGGAACTGCTTCTGGTGGTGATATAAACCGTACTGGTGGTGATGGAACATTGATTCCTGAATTCTTGTATGACTCTTGTATGGATGCCTTCAGTCAGGATATAAGTGGTGGTCCTGCTGGAGGTGGTGGAGGTGGTGGTGCTTCTTGTTGGGTGAACCCTAATATATGTTGTATGTGCTGGAGATCTTATCATACTGTGTTTGGTGCTAACTGTGAGTTCAATGCATGGTGTTGTCAGAACTGTACATGTTATTATCTTTGTGCTCAAATTACTAGTTTACAGGCATCAAGTGGTGGTGGACCACCAGCAACTGGAGGACAACCCAGAAAAGAAATTAGTTTCTATTATAGAGGAAAGAATTTCCAAGAAAATTGTTACAAATCAAGTTGTTCTCTTCGTGGTAGATTTGATAACTATAGTTTGGGAACTACAGGTGCTCCAAGAACAGCACCAGAGGGAACTGGTATTCCATATAGCTTAGATGATACAATGGCACACGTAATTCCAAAAGGGATTGGTGCTTCATCTGGATATAGTGCTGGTAATGGATCTGAAGGTAGATCTGAAGGTATATTTGCCGATGTTACGCCATATAATATTCTTGCTAGATGTGAATTAGCTGCTGGTGGTGGCGGTGGCGGTGGATCCGAAATCACATATGAATGTGGTTGTAACTTTAGTTATGGATATGATTATTCCTTTGGTGGATCTGCAGTAGGATGTGTATGTTACTGTTACTATCCTGGATCATTCAGTCAATCATCAACAATTACTGCATCTGGTACTTCCTTTAACTGCTGTAATCATTGTGCTGGATTTGGTTGGAACTATGTATTTGGTTCACAGCAAAGTAACCAACCAATGTGCTGGTCAATGCCTTATGGACAGGCTGGTGCTGGTGGTGCTGGAGATCAACCAGCTGATCAAGATTGTGTTTACAGAACATGTTATAATATGTCATATCTTCACGACACTGAAGCAGGTAAAGTTGATACTTATACCATCCCATTATCAACATTATTAAATGATGATACTGATGGCAACCAATCAGATGTTGAATATGGTAGAGGTGCTACTCTAATTTCAGCTGCATTACCTGGCGGTGGTGGCAATAAAGAGTATGTTGGTGGTGGATCAGGTATGGTTGTATTAGTTTACGGATAGGTACTATGTATTACATTAGAACAAAGAAAAACAAGTATGACGTTGATGTGATCATAGATATCACAACCGATACTACTTACAAGAATCTCACCTCCCTTGATTGGAAGGAATGTGATCTAGCATCACCTGGTCCTACAGTAGGACATTATTGGCACAATGGAAAGTCTATTGGATTAGATTCAGCAGATTATAGTGAAATTCAAGCTATTATTGAGTCTGTTGAAGCACCAATATTAGCACAAAGAATTGCCGATGATCCAGGGGATGCAATAAGACCTGACGTAGAAATAGTTAAGCCTGAAGAAGGTGTTATTCCTGGAGGTGCTTCTAAATTTGCTGAAGAGAAGAAGATTAGGGATCAAATGGTGATTGCTAAGGCTACTCCCAAGTCAGTTGCTTCTCTAAGAGCACCAAGTTATATTGATGAACCAAATCAAGTCGTAGCAACTGAAGAAAACTATAATAGGTTGTGTACTCAACTAGAAAATGCTAAGGTTATGAACGCAGGATTTTCTACAACAACGAATTATACTGTGACAGCTGCACCTGATGATTTATCATTCACTACTATTACATTTAATCCTTCTCTAACATTCCCTGATAAGGATCCAATTAGTGGTGAAAATATTGGTATAACTACCATGAATTGTCCTCCTCAAGATGAGACTGATGGTGATATAACTGATTTCATTACTTATTGGTCAGAGTTGGAAGTAGAGATTCAGAAAGACGTAGATAAAATGAAATCAGATCTAGGCTTGTAAAATCCTAGATCTTGGTGTATACTATATAATGTAACAATTGACCTTTATTATGGGTAGGAATGAAAAAGGTATTTTATATTAATGGCGGTGCTGGTAGAGTTTTATGCTCTATACCCGCTTTTTTAAAGCGTAAAAAAATACATGGGGATGATTTTTATATTATTTCTGAGAGTGGTATTGATTTTTTCATTGGTATTCCAGAGTTAACTGATTTAGCTTTTACCCCACACCATAAGGGTATATGGGAATCTATCATTAAACCTAATGAGATTGTTACTGTAGAACCATATAGGGAGCACGGATATTACAACCAAAAGAAAACATTAACAGAAGCTTTTGATAAGATAATTAATAATACAGAAGATCATTCTGATTTACCTCCATCACGAATAGTGTTGAGTCAAGAGGAGGAGATGAATGCACTTGATGCTCTTATGAATGTTAAGGAGTATCATAAGAAAGATAAAACTGTAGTTATTCAACCATTTGGTAGAAGTTCTCAATTACATAAAAAATCAGGTCATACTTTTGATCCTTCTGCTAGGTCATTAAGTACAGATGATTACTTTCATATCTCTGAAAGGATAAGGAAGAAATATAATTGTATTGTTATGAGTGAGCATAAGTTTGAGAATGATGAGAATATGTATATAGATTCACCTTTAAGAACTTGGTCTGCTGTTATAGAAGCTGCTGATTATTTTGTTGGTGTGGATTCTGTAGGGCAGCATATAGCACGTATTTTTGATAAACCTGGTAGTGTTATATTAGGTTCAACTTTTGCTGAGAATATTACATATTCAGAACATTTTAATATTGTGGAAAAGAAAAATTCTCAAAAAAGATATTCACCTATTAGAATAGATGGTATTGATGGTGAATTGATTAATAGAATTAATGATAGTTGTATGCAGTTTAGTAGAAAAGAAATAGATGATATTGCTAATAATATTATGCGTCATATTAAACAAAAAATAGGAGCCTAAATTAATGATTATTGTTTCAATTGCTCGTGGGCATAATTCCAGCACAACTTTAATGGTTGATGGTGAAATTATATTTTACTTGGAAGAAGAGAGGTTAACTAGATCAAAGTATGATGGATCTCCTCTTGCTGGATTGATAAAAGTATTCGATTATGTTGATCATATTGATCATTTAATTGTGTGTCATACTGCTCCAGATAATCCAATACTAGATTGGACTGGTGAGTGTGTATATGATGGATTAATTCGTAAGTTATCTAGAGGTAAATTTGATTATCAAACACATAATGTAGCATTAATGCATCATGAACTTCATGCTGCTTGTGGTTATTTTAATTCTGGATTTGATACTGCTGCTTGTGTTATTGCTGATGGAGCAGGTTCCTTTTTATCTCTTAATAAGGAAGCAAGTTGGGTTCAGAATACTTTATGTAGATTTATTGAAAAACCAGTATTTGAATTTGAAACTATTTTTCATGTAACTAATCCTAAAGATTTTGATACTGTTTATAAACATCTTGGTTCTTCAGAGGCAATAGGATTTAATAATCCATCAACTGGTTTTTATGTTACTGAACATCCAGGTCTTACTAAAACTTATGAAGCAATAACTCAGTTTTGTGGATTCCCTGCTATTGAAGCAGGTAAATTAATGGGTCTTGCTCCTTACGGTAAACCTAATAAAGATTTACCAAGATTGATTGATGATAATAATGAGTGGATAGATAGGCAAGTTATTCTACCAACATACCCTAATGCTGCTCAGTTAAATTTTCAGAAGTATGATATTATTAGAGAAGATTTTGATGATTGGAAAGGTGATGGAAGTTATACTGATATACAAAAAGATTTAGCTTACGCTGTTCAAGAACAAACTTCTGATGGAATGTGTAAGTTAATTGAAAAGGCTCATGAACAAACTGGTGAAACTAATATTGTTATATGTGGTGGATATGGTTTGAATTGTGTTGCTAATTATAAGTATGCCAAGCGTTTTCCTGATTTAAATATTTATTGTGAGCCAGTGTCTCATGATGGTGGAACATCTATTGGTGCTGCTAAGAAATTATATTATGAATTGGAACAGACCCACCCACCAAAGCAAGAATTGATTTACTATGGTCCTCAGTATGATCCTTCTTCTTATGAAGATGTTATAAAGGATTTAGACACTATAGATACATCTTACGATGATGTTGCTAAATTAATTCGTGATGGTAATATTGTAACTATCTTCCAAGGAAGATCTGAGGGTGGTCCTAGAGCACTTGGTAATAGATCTATTTTATTTGATCCTACTATAAAGAATGGTAAGGATCTTGTTAATGAGGTAAAGCATAGAGAGTTCTTTAGACCTTTTGCTTGTTCTATTAAGAAAGATAAGGTAAATGAATGGTTTGATCTTGCTGGAATGGAAGAATCTCCATTCATGATGTATGCAGTAGATGCATTAGAAGGAGTTGAAGAAAAAATTCCTTCTGTTATTCATGTTGATGGTACATGTAGAATACAGACTGTCACACCTGAACAGAATGAACATTATTATAATCTTATAGATGCTTTTGAAAAATTAAGTGAGGTTCCTATTTTATTCAATACATCTTTTAATTTGGGTGGAGATCCATTAGTTGAGACTATAGAAGATGCTGTAGATACTTTACAGAATAGTGACATAGATTATTTGTATCTTCCTGAAATTCAAAAGTTAGTAAATGTTCCTGATAATTTATCTAAAGATAAAGTTATAGAACATAAAAGAAACTTCAGACAGTTTAATCGTAATACAGCTACTTTAACCAAAGAGTTGGAAGATGTAAATTTTGAAGATGTGTTAGAAAATATTAAGGATGAATCTTAAGGGACTTTTCCTCCAAGGTTCTTAATATATTGATAGTATTTTCTTACAGGACATTTTGGAAATGTACTTGTCATTTCTCCCTGTTTTTCTTTACTGATAAGATGGTATTTTATTACCATCTTTTTTTCTGTCATTGGATAGAGAGTATATAATGGAGTGTGGTATGGTATTTCAATATCATAGTATTCCTTTTCTTCTGTAGGTGCTATAATATGACAATTGAGAGAGTGTTGATATTTAAAATCAATAAATCCAGGAGCAATATATAAATTATTTTCTCTGAAGAAGTTAGTTAAGTAATGAGATTCTAAAAATATAAATTTGATGGGTTCATCACAACTCATTAACCAAGGGTTATTCATTTTAAATGCTGTTGCATTTTTTGGATATAAACCTGGATATTGATCTGGTGGATGTTGTACAAATGGTTGTCCACCATAATCATTACCTAATGGTAGTGGTAGTACTCTTCCATCTGGATATATTCTTATCTTTAATTGTTCCCACGATCTAATTTTTATTCCTTCTGTAATTAAATTAGAAATACCAGGACATCCTTTTATAGATCCTATTTCATATGTACTATTTGAATTTGGATCAATAGATTCTATCCCTGTTTTTAATCCTTTATGCCAATATGGAGTATCTACTTTAACTGTTGGTTTATCATTTTGAAAGTGACCATTGAAACATGTGTAAAAATTTACTGTCACTGTTTTATTTTTATTAAAAAACATAATTAATCTTCAATAACGTTTTCTTGTATTTCTTTTAAAATTCTATTACGAAGGAATGAATTATTAAAAACTTGATATAAGTTTTTAAGATTTCTAAATTTTTTAAATCTCTTAAGGTTCATACAACTCTTAGAGTGATTTATAAGACTTTGTGTTAAGTAAAATTTGTTAACTTTTATTGGTTCATCTGTATGAAATTTTACATATACAACTGGTTCACCCTCATAAGATTTTAGAGTTGTCTGTCCTGGTTTCATTTGTAGTGCTAGTTCAAATGGTCTAAACCATTGGGATATATCATACATTCCAGGAACATAGTATGATGTTTTATATATTTCAGGATCATGCATCCAAGGAGCAAATGTTTGTATCTGAACTGGTTTATCTGCAAAGAATATCCAATTACATGAATAGTTTATAGTTAAAGAACCATTTACTGATGGTTGTTTTATTGATGCTATGAATGAATTATCAATAATATTTGGATTGGGGTTTATCGATTCAACTCTTCCACCACCATTTGGATCTGGTAAGAACCTCCAGTTTACATCATATGGAGCTCTTACCATATACATGTTTTTACAAAAACTTTTAAATGCGTGGCAGTTAAAAAAGTTATCTACTACATTTCTAGGATCTTTATTTTTTAATAAATCTGGATATACTTTCTCTAATGGGTAGTGTGTTAAAAAATGATCATCATATGGTTCTTCGGCTTGATACCAAGGAGACCAATAAATGTTCGTGGTCATAATAAAGCTTGACAATACACTCTATATATTATAGCATATTGAGAGGAATAATAGTATACAATGAAAATAGTTTGGTGTAATGGGACATTTGATATTCTACACCCTGGACATATTCAATTGTTTAAATCTGCTAGAGCGTTAGGTGATAGGGTCATAGTTGCGACTGACACCGATGAAAAGATTAAGAATGATAAAGGTGATAGTCGTCCTATAAACGACCTGTGCCACCGTGTAGCAATGCTAGAAGCGATCAAATATATTGATGTTGTTCATACCTTTGGTAGTAGACAAGAGTTAGAGGGGTTGATACAATTATATAATCCTGATATACTATTATTGGGTGATGACTGGCAAGGCGGTGACGTTGTAGGAATAGAACATGCTAAAGGTGTTAGGTTTCTTCCTAGAGTAGGTGGTTATGCCACTAGTAACATTGTTAAAAAGATAAATGAAAGTTCTATTACTGGGTGATAGTTGTGAAGATGAATATATCTATGGCAATTGTGATAGGTTAAGTCCTGAAGCACCAGTTCCTGTTATGAATCTTGGGAGAGTGGAAACCAAGTCTGGTATGGCTGGTAATGTGTGCTTAAATCTACAAGCATTTAATTTAAACATTACTTTTTTAACTAATACAGAAAAAATAACTAAAACTAGATTTATAGATGAAGGATCTAACTATCAGATGCTTCGTGTGGATAGTGAGCAAAGAACAAAACCTATGTTAGTACCAGTTTCTACTGGTAGTTTTGATGCTGTTGTTATATCAGATTATAATAAAGGGTATCTTTCTACAGAAAAGATATTTGAAATTGTTGAGAGTAGTAGTTGTCCTGTCTTTATTGATAGTAAGAAGTCTATACTGCCAAATAAAAGTAATTGTTTTGTAAAGATAAATGATAAAGAATTTGGCAATATGGATCAAAGATATCCTATTGACAATTTAATAGTAACAAAAGGATCTGAAGGATGTATCTACAACAATACATTATATCCAGCAGAGAAGGTAAAGGTTTTTGATGTTGTTGGTGCTGGAGATACATTTTTAGCAGCTTTAGTTTTTGGATATCTAAAACATGGAGATATTAATAAGGCAATTATGTTAGGTAATAGAGCAGCAGCAATTGCTGTTCAGCATACAGGAACGTATGTTCTTTCTCAAACAGACATAAACGGATTGATGTTATAAGTGTTATAATTGCTACTCTTATAAATTATATTTTAAGGTATAAAGTCATATGAACTTTGCTATTTTTTCAAAAGATGGATGTCCGTATTGTGAGAAAGTAAAGGATGTTTTAGAGTTGACAAAAGTAAGTCATGTAGTGTATAATTTAGACGAACACTTTGATCGAAAATCATTTTATGGTGAGTTCGGAGAAGGATCCACCTTTCCACAAGTTGTGGTTGATGGTAAGAAGTTGGGGGGATGTGTTGATACAATCCAATACCTCAAAGAAAATAAAATCGTCTAAGGACGGTATAAATAAATCAGATTACGATATAGATCGTGGGTTTGAATTTATTCTATCTGGAGGTAAAAAGAAAACCAAACCATTACATATTACCACACTTAAAATAGGAGAAAGAGACATGTTAGCAACAAGTTTAGTGTTCGGATCTTTTCTAACATTATTGTTCCTTATAGTGGGAGCCATTGGTGGTTGGGTTGCCAGAGAATACATGATGAACTATCAAGAAATACCAAGAATACATCCTGAAATGTTTGATGGTAATGGAAACTTGGTTCCAGATGAAATTGTAGCATTCCGTTTTGAAAACAATTATGACAACGACGAAGAAGACATCGACGACTAGAAAGAAGTCAACAACAGCAACTAAGAAACCTGTTGCTAAGAAACCAGCAACACCACAGAAGGTTCCAGACCTTCCAACAAATCCTTTTGCCTATGAGGTGTTTGATGCTGTTTCTAAGATGAGAAGTAAAGCATTAAAGGTAGAAGCACTTCAAAGATATAATGATCCTTCTATTAGAGCACTTCTTATTTGGAATTTTGATCCAAATGTAATATCTCAACTTCCACCTGGTGAAGTACCTTATGGGAATAATAAACAGGATGAAATGTCAACAGGAACATTGTCTGATAAGATAGGTGATGCTGTTGATAAAATGAATGAGATGGGATCTAATTCATTAGGTTCACAGGATCAAGGTAGAACAACTATTCGTAAAGAATTTAAGATGTTTTACAATTTTATCAAAGGTGGTAATCCAAATCTTTCAGGTCTTCGTAGAGAAACTATGTTTATAGGCATTCTTGAAGGATTACATCCATTAGAGGCAGAGATTCTTATCTTAGTTAAGGATAAGAAGTTGGGTGAGAAGTATAAGATTACACAGGAAGTTGTTGCAGAAGCATTTCCACAGATTAATTGGGGAGTAAACAGATCGACATGAGTGAAATAGCAGAGTTAAAAAAACCAGAGCAACCTGTAGAAAAGAAGAAATCTTTTTGGACTCAAGAAGAAAGAGATAGAATCAAATCTCAGTATGGTTGTGAGATGTTAGTTGAGAATGGATCTCTTCAGGATGTTAATGGTAAAGAATTTCCTACTGATGCTTACATTATAAAGTATGTTTTTGAGGATCAAGTTTGTCATGATTTGACTAGAGGAACCAAGACTAATTTATTTGATTTGTATTATGACAAGTTTAAGCAAGGTCTAAAAGACATACAGTATGGTACAGGAACTGTAAGTCCAAAGATGTGGGGGTATAGAAGTAAGCAAGCACCCCAAAGGAAAAAAAGGAAATAAGTGAAAGAATATCAGTTATTTCCTAGTACAGTATGGTCAACTGAGTTAGATTTAGATCTTGATGAAATGAGAAGGGAAGTAAGAGAGTTTTCTTTAACTCATTCTTCTCATAACGCATCAAATGTTGGTGGATTGCAATTTAATTGTTTTGATTATGATCCTTTAATGGATTCTATAAAAAAGAATGCTCCTAAACATAATGGATCTGAATTGGGTGATTTATATATTTTTAGTTGGTTGAATGTAAATCTTTCTGGTTCTTATAATCATAGGCACACTCATTCTGATGGAATAAATTTTCTATCGGGTGTTTATTATGCAAAGGTTCCTGAAAACTCTGGAGGCATTGTGTTCCATGATTCAAAACCACCTATTTTTTATGCGTCAGCAGATATGAGATATTTTGAAAGAGATCAAAAACATAGAATTATGCCGAAGGAAAATATGTTATTGTATTTTCCTGGTTGGTTGGAGCATGAAGTCGAATCAAACAATAGTAATGAAGAAAGAATATCTATATCATTTAATTTAATACGTAAGGAAGATGTTGATAGGTATCAACATTTTTATAATTATGCCTGAACCAAATTCGACTTTTAATTCCATATATCGGGCAAAAAAAACTCCGCAATTTTTTTGCTCTGTAGGGTCGATGTAACAAAAAGACATATCTACTTGACTAAATAATTAAAATGTGTTATTATTAACACAATCGTTCAACCTGATACATTCAGGTCGCAAGTAAGCCGACTCGGAACGGATCGTTC